CTATTATTATGATTATCTTACTTAATTGTATTTTTTTCATTCTTTTACTTTCATTTCAATTTTTTTATTTTTACGCATTATTTTTCATTTACTTAAAATACTTTACAAAATTATTTTATTTATATATTTTAGAAGAATGGCTAGTTTTACGTTTGAATATATTGTATATACTCCTTCACCTTCTGGTCTTGATGTTAGCATTACTAATAATGACAATCCTCCGGCAAATTGGAATTTAACTATTCCATATATTGTTGTTAATGGTAGTACAACTTATATGGTTACTAGTATTAATAATAATGCGTTTTCGTATTGTTACAATTTAACAAGTGTAACTATTCCGAACACTGTTACTAGCATTGGTTATGGTGCATTTTATTATTCCAACTCTTTAAAAAGTGTAATTATTCCAAGTAGTGTTAATAGTATTAGTTCTGCTACGTTTTTGGGATGTAGTTCTTTAACAAGTATTTCTATTCCGAACACTATTACTAGCATTGGTAATTATGCATGTTATAATTGTAATTCTTTAAAAAGTATAAATATTCCAAACAGTGTTCAAAGCATTGATGTATATGGATTTACTAATTGTACTACTTTAACAAGTATTACATTTAATACTACAATTATTCCTATTATTGCTGGAACTGCTGTTTTCAATAATACACCTAATAATTGTAAAGTATATGTTCCAAGTCAACTTGATTCTATTAATATAAATAAACTAACAAGTAATGGAATATTGGAACAAAATATTATTTATCCAACAACACCACAAGAACCTGCATGTTTTCTTATTGGTTCTAAAATCTTAACTGATAAAGGTTATATTCCAATTGAGGATCTTAAAAAAGGCGATTTAGTCAAGACTCTCAAAAACGATTATTTGCCAATTGTTTTGATTGGAAAATCGCATATCTACAATTCTGGCAATTTAGATAGAATCAAGAATCGTTTGTATGTTTTATATAGAGATTTATTTCCTACCTTGTCTGAAGATTTGGTTTTAACCGGATGTCACAGTTTACTAGTGGATGGATTATACAAAGAACAAATATTTGAAATGGGAGGTCCAGATGGAAGGCTATATCAGACTGATGATAAATTGCGATTATTTACTTGTTTTGAACCTAGAGCGATTCCTTATCAAAAAGAAGGGACTTTTATTGTTTATCATTTGGCTTTAGAATCGGATAATAATGAAATTAACTTTGGCATTTGGGCAAATGGTTTGTTAGTGGAATCGTGTTCTAAATGCTATTTGACAGAATTATCTGGTATGGAACTTATTGAATAAATCTTTCCACTTTTAGAAAAAGTGTAGCAAAAATCTTGTAAATAATAAAATATAATTTTTATTTTATTATTCAAAAATAAATTATTAAGAATTTAGAATCCAGGATGAAATTGTTTCCGAGGAATCATAGCAGCATCTTTACTAGGATCAATATTTGAAATTCTTTCCATTACTTTTGTTGTATTGTTTAAAAAATAATTATTTTTCTCAGAATTAGTAGTACTAGTAAAATCTTTTTTAAAAGTATACATTTTAAGAACTTTTTCTACAATCACACTTCTTAAAATATCTGAATCATTCAGTTTTATTAATTTTATTTCATTTAAACTATTATTTTTCGCTAACGCTTCATTATTCTTGGTATAATAGTTATACTTTGAAATAAAATCTTTTAAGCCATTATCTACAAATTTATCACTCTGTTCTAAATCACCAGTAATTACCATTCTACTGCTGGTTCCAATCCTCGTTGTAAGCATCATCATTTGATTTGGACTACTATTCTGCATTTCATCCGCAATAATAAAAGCATTTTTAAAAGTCCTACCTCTCATAAAAGCCAAAGGAGATATTTCAATCACACCATCATTCACCATTTTCGTTATTTCACTTTGTGAATAATATTCTAAAAAAATATCAAAAATTGGTCGTGTCCATGGGTCCATTTTCTTAACAATATTCCCAGGCAAAAAACCAATATCTTCTTCTACAGGAACTACAGGGCGTGTCAAAATAATTTTATTTACGTCATTTTTTCGTAAACTTTCAATTGCTTTTAAACAAGCAAACATTGTTTTTCCACTTCCTGCAGGACCAATCGCTAAAATTAAATCATTATTTTTATTATTTAAATATTCTACATATTGTTTCTGATTGTATGTTTTAGGAGTATAAATTACTTCATTATTAAAACCAGATTTTTTCATAAATAAATTATTATTGTTATTTTTTGAATTACTTGTAGTAGTTAGTAAAGATTTTATAAGTAAAGGTTTTTTATAAAATTTATTTAAATGAAAAAAGCTGTGGTATTTAATTGGAGTAAGTAAAATAATACTAATCATACTTTTCATCAACAACATATACATACATATAACAAATAATATTTAAACTGAAATATAACAAAATTAATTAATTAATTTTCTAAATGGTATAAATACAAAAATAAAATATAGTTATAAATTAAAAATATATTTTATACATGAATCATGTTTGTATAATAGTAAATTCATGTTTTCATTTTTATGAAGTTACCATAAAAAAACTAATTGAAAGTTGTAAAAAAGCTAAAATTCCATCTACATCCATATATGTAGTAGTTGGCGAATCTAATGACGAAAAAGATATTTTTTTTAATGAAGAATATAATATTATTTTTTGTAAATATATAAATATTGATTACAATGGAGTTATTTATTTCACACAAACCGATTCTGGTTTAAAAGAATTACAAAAATACACACATTTCTTTTATACACATGATACAGTGGAATTTTTAGAAGATTTTTGGGAAAAAATAAATACCTATTCCAATAGCTGTGATACGTATATAAAATTAGACGAACTTGGAAGTAAAAATATGGGATTAATAAACGTAAACTGGTTTATAGAAAATAAAAAAGAACTTTTTAGTTATTTTATTAACTACGATGAAAATCTAAAATTAAATTATAAAATGGCTAGTCATCCAAATGAAATTCCAAATAAAGATTTGATTTATAGTAAGTTTAATAACCTACCACAATGGTTGAATGAAGACTGCGTTTTTTTATTTACACCACATCATTTACCGATTGGTGATGTATTTAATAATGATATAATTGAACAATACTACATTAATATATATAATGGTAATGAAAGATTAGCTAGTGTTTACAAAGAACCAGGGTTGATTAAATACAATATTAATCACGGAAAAGCTAAAGTAAGATGGGAAATGAATTTATAAAAAATAAATGTATAACTCTATAAAAATAATATATTATGAAAATTATTAAATCATATTATATTAATGAAAACTAAAAAAATATACTTGAAAAAAGTATTGAATAAAAAGAATAACTTTACAAAAAAAAAGAAAAATGTTTTACCTTTACAACCCATTAATCATTTTCGTAAAAATATTTATCTAAAAACCCCAGATTTTAAAGAAGATTTTCTTTCTTCTTGTTTTAAATATTATTATGGAAATATAAAGATTTGTGATAACAAATCTAATAATAATTCTTGTAAAAATATCGATCTTACCAACTCTTTTTTACAAGTTAAACGCAAAGGATCATTAGTTATTATTGACTATCCAAATATCATTCATATTTTATATGAAGAATACAAAGATAAAAATAAAGTAATTAAGAAATTTTATGAATTTATTTATCAAAATCTAAAGGTTTTAAATACAAAATTTTACATTATTTCAAAAAATGTAATTATTGATGACATACCATTAGATATTAAAACTGTTTTTAATCAAGGATCTATATTAACAGGAAAAATCATCGATAAAAAGTATTTCGATAAAGAACATATTAATATATATGATTTAAATTATAAAATAAAAATATCTTCAAGCATCGATGATCTTGTAGGATATTTCATTTGTTTTGTTTTATTTGTTTATCTTTCTAAATCAGGAATTAATCCGAATGAAAAAGAGAGAAATCATCTAAAAAAACTTACTGTCCTCACGAATGATAAGCAATTTTTTAACAAGAATTTATTTGGTTTGACAGAAGATGAACAAAAAAACCATATTAAAATAAGCAAGGATCTTCTAGTAAATAAACTTGTACTTGATGAAAATAAAAATAACTACGTTTTTACACATGATAACCTTGATCTGGAATTAATCCGTTCATTCTTGAATGAATATATTTCCACAATGTCTAAGGACACTAAAAATCTTGAATGTAAAATGCTTATATTATTGGAAATTGTGAACCATCATTTACTTCATGTTTGTAAAAATAATAGTAGTACTTGTAAAAATATTTTTTCATATGATGAAATAAATAAGATTCAAAAAAAGTATTTGGATAGATATGAGAAAAAATATAAAAAGTCATGTAATGGATTCAAAACGTTGGTTACTAGTGAACGTAATCTTATACATTACTATTATTTATATTTTTTTATTAAATATATTCAAATGACTTTACATAAGAATAATAATAAGTTTGAAAAAAATAATTTTTTTAATTTTTACAGTTCTTACTCAAAAGAAGAAATAATAAAAATATTTTAGATATTTTCACTTAATTAGTAAGTAATTATAACATATTTTATATATCAAAATATTTTTTATTAACACCTCCTCTTTGTGTTTCCTCAATTTCAAAATTTTTACAAACTAATATGTTATTCAATAAATTTAATCTTTCAAGATAAGTACCTTCTACATGTCCATTATTTTTATCATCATATATATTATCGTTAAAAATAAATTTAAAATTTTTTATATGACTTCCAACCATTTCACATCTTCTTCTATCAGATTGACTTAAAGAATCATAGTTATTTAAATCATATTCTTTCAGAAAGTCTTCTAATTCTTCAATAAAATATCTTGCCGTAATTTTTATAATAAAATTTGTTTTTTCATTTATAAGTTTTGAGTTTCTAAAAGCATAATTTATTGAAAATAGTTCACTATTTCCTTTAGATAAATTTAAATATGTGTTTTCATTTATTTCATTTTCATTAAAGGTAATTATATCAAATCTATCTTGATAGATCTTTTTCTCCAAATCTAATTCTTCGAAACTATATCCTGAATTTTCAACTAAAATTACATTAAAATTTGTTTTTGTTAACCATTGTAAAATACTTTTTAAATAAATTTCAATTCTTTCATTTTTGTTTGACTGATAAACCCAACTTTTATTTGGATTTACGTTTACAGTAGAAGTTAATATAATCGTAGTCATATAAAATTATAATATATATAAAAAATAATTTTATACTATAATTACTAATACATATATATATATTTATTTTTACTAAATCCCAAATTCTGGAATCGAATAGTTGTCGCCGTTTTTGATGTATTTTGCTATTATTTTCGGATTTACTTTATTTAATATAATTTCTTCAGCTTGATAAACGTTTCCATTTTTATCAATATAATAAATAATTCCGTGAATATCTTGTGCCCAAACTTCTATTTTTTGAGTAGTTTGTTTAGATCCAGCTTCATCCACTCCATTACTAGATGTAATGATTCCATGAGGAGTACCTTTAATATGTGTTCCACAATATTCAAAACCTTCTTTTTTTCGACGTGTACATTGCTCATTCGTTGCTCTTTTAGCGCAACATCTTTCATAAAAATCCACTATGTTTTTCACTCTTTTTCTTTTTGTAAAATCGTCTTTAGTTAATACAAGTCTTTCGTAATCATATATGTATTGAAATAAAGGATTAATATTTTCATTTTTAGTAACCCCTAGTTGAGTCGCTTTTTCACGAATATTATCTTTAAATTCTGAAAAATATTCTGATATTCTTTTATTGATTTTCTTTTCCATGATTTTAAAATATACTTTACTTTATTATTACATATAATGTAAAGACTTATATTTAAATCAATTTTTTATATTTTTTTCATAGCGTCGGATATCCATGTGGTAAAATGACAATTGTTAATATAATAAAAGCAAAAAATACTAAATAAATACCATAAGTACTTATACTTATTCCATAAAAATTAAGTATTTGAGTAATACAATAAAAAAAAATAAAGGATATTCCTATTAATGTAATAGAATTTGATAGCTTCATATTGTGATAATATATAGTTAATATAGAATAAAATATACTAGATTATATTTTATTCTGAACAAAAACAATTAACAATTAACAATTGTTTTAATTTACCAAATCTTTATTTTTCGACCAACGATTTTATAAGATAAAGAAAATTGTTGATTATAATCTTTGACAACCCATATAGGTGTATTTTTAAGAAAAGATCCATCATCCAGTTCCGTTCTACCTAAATATACACTATCATACATTTTGGTCCATTTTCCGTCATGATCTGAAATTCGCATTGTTAAGTAGTTATATTTTAAACTAGAATTAGTTTCTTCTTCTTCCGCTAATAATTCTTTTTTTATGGAAGAATCATCTATTTCATCTTCTGGAAAATTCATAGGAACTTTCATTGAACCTAAAAATAAAGCACTACGTATAATTCCATACTTTTCATTCTTATGTTTGAATTTATCACAAGCATTTTTATAATCAGTGAAATAATAATAAGGACCTACAATTGCCAAAGCATCTGATTTTCGAATACCAAACATAAACGTAAAATTCAATAACTTTTCTTCTAAACTTTGATAAACAACTACTGGCATTTCATAACTATTGCCATTTTCTCTCTTTAAAAAAATAAATTCAGGATTTTCAAGAAAAAAATCACTTACTTTGGACTTTATTTTTACATCCAAAATATGTTTAGAATTGGTAATTTCATCCATTAACCCTAAAAAAGTATCTTTATTATCTATTTTTAAATCATCGTCTTTAATTTCCACAAAAACATACAATTCATTATTGAATTCTTTGATTCCATTTAAAATATATTTATTTTTTGCTTTAATATCAAGTAAAATGACATTTAAAAATAATTCTATCTCCTTTTGAATATTTATCTTGTTGTATTTATCTATTAAAATATAAGGAAATTCTATTTCATTAGAAAAAACATCTTTTACTAGTAAAAACTGTAGAAAAGGATGTTTTGATTCTGTATTGACATTATAAGCACAAATGTAAATAAATTTGCTTAACTTAAAATTATTATTATCGGATAAATCAGTATTCAAATAATTTTGGATATCATAATTGTATTTTTTATCATTATTTTCTAAATTTTCATCATTATTTTCTAAATTTTCATGATTATTTTCTAATAAGTCATTAGCATTTTCTTCATTCAAATAATCCGGTACATTTTCATTCACAGTATTAACGTCACTATCATATTCTTCCAAAAAATCATCTTCTTCCAAAAAAGAACCATTCAAATAACTTTCCATAGTTTCTTCAAGAATTTCATCTAATTTATCTAATTCATTTAATTTTGGAAGGGAATTAAATAGTTGATTTAATAATAAATCTTTGGTTTTTTTATTCATACTTATAGGAAACATTTTTTATAATTATTAATAAGAAATAAAAATTATTTATCAATCTTACGCCGAATAGTTTCTTTTACTTGTTCTTCACGACTGTCCAAGACATGTTTTGTTATATCTTGAGCTACACTTTCATTATCTTTGTAATAAGTTTTCAATGCTGCTAATAAAGTTTTACCATTTAATGCTTTCTTAACTTTACTTTGTTTGTATACAATAGCACCTCCATTAATATCAAAACAATCAATCTCATTTTTTTTCATAGTAACAATCAAATTATCTGTAAGTATCTTTTTAGCATTATTTCTCTCTTTAATTTGTTTCTTAAAGTTATTAATTTCGCTATCAATCTTTATCCACTCTTTAATGTTATTAATTAATTGTTCTTTAGTTTCCATGGTTGTAAATAATAATATATAGTTGTATTTTTTTTATATTATTATTTTCTAGATTATCTATCCTTTTTTCTAAACTTTTGATTGTAAATGCCTTTTACATTTTCCATTTTCAAATACTTTATTACCACAATGACAACCGATATTTTTACCGCTTTTTAAAATAGCATCACAAAAATTACTATTTAAAACAACATTTTCTATAAAATGTGGATTTGTATTTGGTTTTGGTTTTTGGACTTGCAATTTAGCTTTCACTTTAGCTTCTTTTAATAATTCCTTTTCCAGCATTTTTTGTTTCTTTTCTTCCAATTTAGCCTGTATTTTTGCTTCTTTTAATGCTTGTTTTTCTTTCAATAATTTATCTTTATAAAATTCCTTTTGGGCAATGTATTTATGATAAGAACAATAATCTTTTCCATCTTCTTTTAATTTAATTACTTCATTATTAAAACATTTACATGTTTTGGAATTTGTCAATGCATTTTCTTCTTTTGTTTCATCAAAATAAGGATTGATAGTTATATAACAACATTCACCTAAAAATTTATGTAAATACTTTTCATAATTCTCATCGAAAAAGTTAACCCCATGCTTTTTTTCCACACCTTCCATTTCAACATAAGGAATTAAATTATTATGAATACTACGACAATAAGGACATCGAATTTGTCCAATCTTTAGAACAGATCCTTTAGTTTCCATATGATTGAATTTATTTTTATGATTTAAAATATCTTTGTATAAAGGTAAGTAATTGAAAGAATGACCACATTTTAATTTAACAAAGTTTTCTGTTAAAGAATTATTTGTTATTAAACAAAGATTTTCTTTTTCTTCATCATCTTTTAAAGAATGAAATAATTCTTGGTAAAAATCGATATCTCCTTCAATTTGGTATTTAACCATTAAAAAGATATATTATAAATATTTTTTATATTATATCTTTATATTTATTATCTTTATTAGATATTATATATTATGACACCACAAGTTTGGGGACCACCCATATGGACTTTATTTCATACATTTGCTGAAAAAATAAAGGAATCTGAATATTCTAGAATAGGATTAGAATTGTATGGATATATAAGACAAATATGTGGTTATTTACCATGTCCAGAATGTTCTCAACATGCTACAAGATTTTTATCAAGTGTGAAAATCGATAATGTTCGAACAAAAGATGGTTTAATCAAAATAATGTATGTTTTTCATAATGTAGTGAATACTAGAAAAAAAAAACCTATTTTTCCTTTTGAAAATTTAGATGTCTATAAAACCAAAAATGTCGTTACTGTATTTAATAACTTTGTGAAATCTTATAAAACATCAACTGGTAACATGAAGTTAATTACGGATAGTTTTCAGAGACAAATGATTTTGAACAATTTCAGGAAATGGTTCTTGACGAATTATAAGAGTTTTAATTAAATCCACTTTTCCCAAAAGTGGAGCAAAATCTTTTGCTTAATAAAATATGAAATATTTTGTAGATATTTCATATTTTTTCTCAAATTTAAATTTCATATTTTTGCTCCACTTTTTCTAAAAGTGGAAAAGTGGAAATCTAAACATTACCAACTAACTCTCCATTTTTGTAGACAGAACATTTAAAATTTTGTTTACTAGGCATAGAACATATTTCCTTATTACTTGATATCTCATTAAAAAACAAATATTTACCGGACCCTCCCATATACATAGCAGAAACAATTAAAGCTCCTAGAGATAATCCTGATAAAATATTGACAAAAATATCACTCATGGTAATAAGACACTTTT